TCCACGGGAACTGAGATTTATCAATACCGCATTGTATATAAGTTTGAAGATAATCAAGGGAACCCGACCTACACAGTAACTTCAGATGTATTAGATAGTGTTGGAGCTGCATCCCTTACTTTACCTGACGCTACTATATATGAAGAGTATGGCACAACTAATGCAACTGTTTTAATACTAAGGACGGTAGACGAGGGCAATACTTTCTTCGTAGTCGATGAACTTCCCTTAACAACTACTACCACATTTGTAGACACAACTTTAGATGACGATTTAGTAGAGACCTTTGACTTACCTTTGTTTTCAACAGTAGATACTAGCAAGTATGCCTATATAGACATATGGAGAAATCAGATAGTCCTTACAGGAACACCTGATGATGTAGATAAAGTATTATTTGAAGACATTCGAGATACACACAGGTTCTACGAACTAGCCTCGTTTATAACCGAGTCAAGGGACGGAGGAGCAAACTCTGGTATTCAATCACTAGATAATAACCTTTTCATATTTAAAGCCAACTCTATATTTGTGGTCACAGGAGAGTTAAATGGAACCAACTTCCAAGTAGACACTCTGTCAGATGAAGATGTAGGATGTATTTCCAACCAGTCCATAGTTGAGTACAATAGGGAACTCTGGTTTCTGGGAAATAAAGGAGTATACTCAGTCAGTGGTAGCTCATTGACCTTACGAAGTAAGCAGATACATTCCCTATTTGAGACTGAACTACGTAAAGTACACTCTATTAGAGCATTCTCAATCCATTGGCACGAGGAAGATGTCTTACTTATAAACTTGCCAGAAAGAATAGGGGGCAACAGATTTAGTTCTGACTCACGTACCTTAGCTTTTCACTCAAGAACAGGTTCATGGAGTGTTTGGAACAATATTAACCTAGCTAATGGTGCAGCTAAGTTTGAAGAAAAAATATACTTTGTTCAAGACCAGCTAAGCACTAGTGGCGCTAATGAGTTTATAGTAAATACTACTCTAAATACAGGCACAGATATTGATTATGCTGACAATGAGGCAGCCGTTAAAGTGCTATACGGCTCAAACTGGCTATCTTACGGGGAACCTTCTGTTCCTAAAAAGCACGTCAGACTAAAAATATACTCACTAGATACTTTATTACAGAACTTTGATGAGACGGAATTCTCAATTGATATCGAAACACAACATGAGTGGACTTATACTACAGTATCAAAAGGTACATTAGATTTTAATGAGCCTACAGATGGTTGGGGCCTATTTGAGTGGGGTGTAACTCCCTGGGGGGAACCTAGGTCTAAACACCGCAGAATAAGGCTAAAACCCCAAAAAACTAGGGTAATTAGGTACATATTTTCAAATACTAACATATATGAAAACATACTATTAACAGGATTTGAAGTCGAGATAGCATCTGAACACGATACGTACATGAGAAATAGGTAATGAGATTTAGTATAGAAAGAATATTTGGCCTTAAGGACCTCTTAAGGGAATTGGGAATAGTCTTAAGGAGACTTAGCTTTGAAGACAACTTTGCTGCAGACACTGTTCAGGTCACTTTAAATGCAGGAGAAGAAGTTGAGGTAGCCCATAACTTGCAATCTATCCCGACATACTATATAATAGGTGGACAGTCAGCACAAGGCCAGATAATAGATGGCCAGCAACAATGGACTGCTGAATCTATTTTTTTAAAAAACACAGGAACAAACAAAATAACCGCAAAAGTAATAATTATGGAGTAATGAATGGGTATATTTGATGATATAGGTAAAATAGTGGGATCACAGCACAGCCTTTTAGGGGGTGTGTTAGGCTCTAAGGCAGATGATGCTTTGGGTGGATCTACTCCAATAGCTACTGCAGGGAATGCAAAACTAACACCAGAGCAAATACAATCACGAGCATCTAGTAACGCAAATTCAGACATTTCCCAAGGTAGTGATTTTGCTAGCCGCATTGTAGGCGACGGCCTAGAGCGTCTATCAGGAAACTCTTCAATTGAAGATATACGTAAAAGGCTAACTTCTGCAGCGGAAGGAGATAATGATCAGACTAATCTGAGGAGATCAATAGCCCTAAACCAACTTCAGGGACAACAATCCAGCTCTAGTAGGCAGCTTTCGGGATCTCTTGGAAGGTCAGGGGTCCGAGGAGGGGCTGCTGCCGCAGCAGAGCTACAACTACAGGCACAGGCTCTTAATGCTAGGGGTAACCTAGAATCTTCTTTAGCCCTGCAGAGAGGCCAAGAACAGGCTGCAGCCACAAATAACTTAGCTAATTTTGCCTTTAAAACAGCACAGTTCGATATCTCCCAGGGAGAAAAAGAAAAAGCCCTAAACCTACAGGCACAATTAGGTTTCTCTAACTTAGTCTCTAATGAAAGAAATGCTATCAGACAACAAGAGGCGGCGAGTCTAATAGCAGCCGCTGAAGCTAGTAAACAAAGTGGAGGCAAAAAGTAATGTCAGAAGATATTCGTAAACCAAGCAGAAAGGTTCTAGTCGATATAGAACAGAGGAGACAGGAGTTAGGTTCTGAGTCCCCTCTAAAAAGAAAGAGGAGGTTGACTGATAAAGGTAAGCAAAATAAGGTTGCACCTGAGCAAGGAACATCTTTCTCTGATATTGGCAAAGCATTTGGCTCCCAAGCAATAGGTATGCTTATTGGTGGACTATTTGGCGGAGAAGATGGTGCTTTAGCAGGCTCTCAATTTGGTGCTGCTGCTGGACAGACCCTTAACAAGATTACAGCTGAAACACAGAAAAGAGTTGATGAGCGAAGCGATGCAGCTTTTAAGCAGGATGTAACCGAGATACAATTAGAGCAAGCAGATTCTAAGCAACGAGCTGCCATTGCTGATCAAATATTCGACAATCAGTTAAATTTACAGAAAGAAGTTAACGCCCAAGGTGAGCTGAAGGAAAGTAAGAGTGTGGTTGGAAACCAAACTACTTTAATTGATAAGCAGGGCAACGAATTCATTAGAGACACTCAAGGTAACCTAGTGAGTGTTTCTGGTAAAAGCGAAAGCGTTAGTAAACTAGGTCAGATACAAACCGAGAAGAACAGAGAGTCTTTAAATGCTCGTAGTGCTAAAGATAGGCAGATTAGAGAAAAGAAGTTGGATATTGAAATACAGAAACTGCCTGCAACTGAAAAGAAGGAGTTTGTAAAGGCCTTTGAATCCAACAAGGTCGTGCAGGGCGCAAATCAGGCTTTGACTCAAATTGAGGCAGCAGAAGCTGTGCTAGGCACAGAAGGAAGCCCTTTTAAACTAGCTATATCTGGTAGAGCTTTAATTAAAGCCGTTGAGAAAGTCGGAGTTATCACAGAGGCTGACTTGAGGTCTGTATCAGGTAGGCAAGATTTTATTAGTAAGGCCTTAAGAGTCATAAACCAAGAATCTGGTGCTGAGAATATAGCTTTCACTAAACAAGATCAGGCTGACATGAGAAAAGTACTATCTACATTAAAAGATAGAAACCTAGCTGATATAGAAAAAGTAAGAGGTAGGTTAGCACAATCTTTTGGTGCCGCATCTGCATTTACCGATGCCAGTGATCTAGAACAAATAAATAGATCGGGAAACCCTCTTGGCGATGAAGATGAATTCGCAGACTTTCAATAAGGAATAATAATGTCAAAAGTATTAGATAAGTTAAAAACATTCGATGCCGCTAAATTAGAAAGATTTCGTAGTAGACTTAAAACAGATAACGCATTTAGAGAATCTGTAAAAAAGAAGGCTAAGGATACACTCGACTCAGCTCAAATGTCTGAGTTTAGATCTATTCTATCAGGAAAACAAATTACTCAAGAAGAGGCTGATAGAGTGCCTGCAGGACAACAGGCAGTTCAACAAAGAACTGAAGTTGAAGAAGCAAGCAAGGCCAGCAGCTTTGAAAGAGCCCTTAACTTTGCGGGAGAAACCATTAAAGATGGTGTGGTTGGCGGCCTAGGAGGAGCAGGTGAGCTAATTGCTGATGTTATAGTTGATCCTTTAACGGCTGTAGCTGAAGTTGCCACAGGAATTGAGCCAGTACCAACCTCCTTTACAGAAGTTAAAGATAGATTGGCCAACACAGAGTTTGATGAAGCACGCGCTCTAGCCAGAGATGAGGCCCAAAAGAGGAGCCCAAACGCTGTACTAGCAGGCAGAGTAGCTGGAGAAATAGGATTAGCAGCAGCCGGCGGAGTAGCTGCAAAAGCAGCATTTAGTGGCGTGGATAAGGTAGCAAAAGTTAGTAACGCTTTAGATAAAGCATCTAAACTAGGGTCCACAATCCCTGTTATAGGTAATGCATTATCTGCTTCAGTACGTGGATTAAATAGCGCCACAGTGGCAAACGAAATTGTATTCAGTGCAGCCAATATCCAAGCACTTAAAGGAAACACAGACGTTTCGGAATACCTAGAGGAGCTGGGGACTCAGGCAATGTATATGGGTATTGGAGGAGCTATAGGCAGCACACTAGTAAGCTCTATTAAAGCTGGAGGAACAGCCTTAGGTAAAGTAAGGGATGCAGCAGTGGCCTCTGCGGATGAATTCACAGAAAAAACTGTATTAGGTATGGCAATTGATGAAGTCTGGGAAGCTACTCAAGGGGTCTTAAAAAAAGAAGCTGACTTACCATTGCCGGAAGGACTAAAGTATAATAAGCAAGAGGCTTTTGAGCTCTTAGAAAACATACCCACCTATGTAGAAAATATTAAGAAGGGTAAGACAAGTGCCGCCAGAACAGCTTTAAAAAATGCCGCCCAGGAAATAAAAACTGGATACGCTACCGCTACACGACAATTGGACTCATTACTTAAGAACCAAGCGTCACCTGACTTTTTGTTCACAAAGTCTGAACTAAATTCAGTGCTAGGGGATATTGAGACAGAGCTAATGTCCGCAATCAAGAGAGGCTCGTCAACTTCCTCCTCTAAATATGTAGGGGATGTTAACCAGGCATTAGAGGGGATGAGAGCGATCAGATCTACTAGACTACCTGAAGAGGGGGCAGAAGCACTTACTCAAGAATTCTCAAAAGGAGCATCACTAGGTGATATGAATCAAGTAATGCAGGAAGTAAAGGGGATTATGTCTGGATTAGATGGAGGCGACCTAGCTGATTTAAATGGAATATTTGGTAAAGTTAAGTCAGCTACATTCTCTCAAGCTCGATCTAAGGCTAGCGTTTTTGGTGACGAGGCCGTTAAACAAGTAGATAGTTTAATAACTGCGGATAAATCTGTAAGGGCTTTAAATGATTTTGCTAATTTACATAACGGATCTATATATGATATTACTAAGGAAGGTGCTTCAGGAGTTAAGGCAATATTTGGTGTATCTACTAGATCTTTAATGTCCGGAGCTGGTCAGGCAGGGGGTGTAGCTGCAGGAGAGTTTGTGGCTCAGAGCGTATTTGGACTACCTCCTGGAGTAGTTCTAGGAGTTCGCGCAGCGAGAGCTGCTGGGACTGTTGTTAAGCCACTAGCACTAAAAATGGCACGTAATAGCCAGGACTTAAACTTCTTATCAAAGGTTGACTCAGTCAATAAATTCTTTTCTGGGCAATCAGACGAGGCAATTGCTAATTCACCAGTACTTAAAAACTTAACAGAAGCACTGGGAAGGCAGTATGGAAGACAACAAAAAGAGCAGCAAATTGGGAAAAATCCTTTGTCTGCTTATTGGGAAGGCGTACATGGAGGAGTGGAGCTTAAAAAATCCCCTTTAGGTAGATCAAATGCAGACTTTCATGCTAGAAAAGAAGACATAATGGGTGTTTTAAGGATTAGTAACCCAGAGATTGCAGACATGATAAGCAGTTCACTGGAACAAGGTGATGACATTGCTCCAATTATGGAAAAGCTCGCCTCAATGCCTATAGCACAAGAAGTAGTTGCTCCTGGCATTGGCTGGGGAGGTAAGACCTGGGATGAAAACACTAAGGCCTCTTTAAAGAGCCAGATAGATGGAAATCACTTAGTCCCTACATTTGTTAAAGAAAAGCTCATAGAAGACTTAGCCATTGGTAGTCCAGGGCAGGCAGGTGCTATACCTAATTTAGACGAAGTACCTATAAGAAAACCAAAGAAATCAAGGAACGGAATATAATGGGAGCATTTTCATTTATCACAAATTTATTCAAGCCAGCGGCTAAGCTAGTTGATAACCTACACACTAGTACAGAAGAAAAGATGACTTTAAAAAATGAGTTGGCTGGCATACAGGCTAAAGCTAATGAGCACTTCTTAGAGCTAGCAAAAGCAGAGTTAGAGGCCAGACAGGCTATTATAGTTGCTGAGTCACAATCTAGTCACTGGCTGCAAGGAAATTGGAGGCCAATATGTTCAATAGCGTTAATACTAATAGTTGTCCTAGACTCTTTTGGTATAGTGGCCGCAAGCGAGGAATTATATACCTTAGCGACAGCTTTTCTTGGTCTATATGGTGCTGGAAGAAGCATCGAAAAATCAGCCTCTGTTATCAAGCTAGGTAAATAGTGGGATGCTGCGGACAGAAATATACTCGTATAAAGGACATCACTACAGCTAAGTTTGTTAGGCTTACTAATGGACGTAAATACTACTTTCATGTCGATGATGTCGAAAGTGTCGAACAAATAGGAGGACAGCTTATTGTCTTCCTAAATCAAAAGAAGTTTACATACTTATTAAGCGATATTGAAGAGACTAATCTATTTTAGTTACTCCCATCCCGCATCTATTTGGTCTTCTATAGAATGCTCCCCGTCCATACCCCAATTGCCCATGGGGCACTCACTGACTTTAAACTGCGTCTTTAATGGTAGGTAGCATCCACACTCATCACACCATTTATTATTATAGTAAGGACATCCTTTACATATATCCATTCTGTAAGTTCTAACACTCACTTTGGATAACTGAGTGCTTTTTGTTACAAAATTCCATAAGAATTCTAAGAAAAACTTAATCCTCTGCATTATATTTCTCCTCCGTACACTCTCCACATTCATGGTAGTCAGCGCTGTCATTACTATCACGTATCACAATACGGCATATATCACATATTATACACCCTAGTTTATTCATCTCAACTGCTCCTTTATGTACTTAACACTATCTTCATAATCATATAGATATGCAGTGACTGTATGACCCACAAATTTACTCATTATTCCCATGCTATAAGGGAGATCTAGGTTACACCTAACTAATTCCCTAAATAGGACCGCCTCCATTGCTGATAAATTATCCCTTACGAGATAAGTAGTGTTTAAGAAAATTGTCTTACGACTAGACTCACATACTCCGTGTATATGGTTGGGTAAATTTGTCACTACAACTGTTATTTGACCCTTCTTACGAAAAGTGATAAAATCTTTGGAGAAACGCCTAGCTACATTTGTTACTAAAGACCTTTCTAATGAGTCGTGTGCCTTATGTCCTACTTCATTACAAGAAGTTACCAAAAGTAGCGCTAATAGGTATATAAGCTTACCCATACATACCTTCTTTCATGTAATACTCGTGAAACATAATGTTAGCTGCAATATGTGCCCCATGAGAGAGACCTGACTCAGGGTCTTTATTTTCACCGGACATTAAAGCTACAGTGTGACGTAGGAGGGAGTCCATTATCTTTTTTCTCTCTTGCCCCTTCTTCCAGTTGTCTATTTCGTACTTAGTGCACCCAAATTCTAATACTCGAGCCAAGGCATAAAGTATGTTTGGGTCTATCAAAGATAACTGTGGCTTACCTTCGTTGTATCTATCGGCGCCTACAGTTTTTGGGGTTTTGCAAACTAGTTCTAGTTCGTGATCATACCTGAAACCTCTTATATTAGATCTATCTATTGAAGTTATCTCGTAAGCTTTTCTTCCACACGATTCTACCAGAATGCGGGTTATTCTGTAATTGCCGCCCTGATATAAAACTGTATCACCTATAGACAGCATTACTCCATCCCTTCTACAATTTTATCTACAATAGGGCTCCTATACGACTTCATATCTAGTGTATATACACCACAATCCCCTTGAATTATAGCAGTCTCAAATTCATCAATAGATCTATAATTAAATGCTACCATTTTATCCCACGATGTGACTCTGACTGAGCCGTCTTGGAATATAACTGTGCCAAACCCTTCTGCTGCTCTGTAAATAATATCGTTTTTGCTGTTTAAATATAACATATTTTCTCCTTGTTGTTATTAGCTATAGAGCAAGGCATGTGCCAACTAAAAAGGCTATACCTTACAGTACAGCCTCTAATTGTGTTTAACTTGTTTGCATTGACTACTATTTAGGCGGTCTTTCTCCCACTAAAGCTAACAAAGTCTCATGCGCCTTTATCTCTTTCTTTAATTCCCTAAGCTCATGCTTTTTCTCAGCAATAGATTCATGTAGTTCACTCCAATCCTTACTATCTTTAAGCTTAGCTTCCATACGGTTTCCCATTACCTGTGCCTCTTCTACTAGAGACTTAAGAGTGTCTACTGACTGTGTGTACTTCAACAGAGAGCGCATTTCATCTAAGACCTCGCACAAGGTTCTATTTAGTCCATAATACATTATTTCTTTCTCCTATCCCAGCGAGCAGAATTTCCGCGAGAATCTATGTGCGTGAACGCATCATAACGACCTACTCCATCAAATAGCTGCTCTGCAGTCTCTGCAATGATGTCAGGATGCAGTCTCTTACTAGTAATGTCTGTGGCTGTGCCTTTAACGTGCTGGCTAGTGGGTACCCCTCCTACGTTCTTATTGTGTCTTTTGCATCTAAACCCACTAGTAATCTTCAGAGGGCCTGTTAGGTCTCTCAATGCCTGTAGCTTAACTATATGATCTAGATCTATTAAAGTCTTAGTGCAGCTAGAATAAGAGCATTTACAATCAAGCTCAGAGCTGGAAAAGTTTTTTGTTAACTGGATGTCAATTCCTTTTGGGAATACTGCTATTGTTTTTTTACTCATCTATATCCTCCGGCCCATATAATTCTTTCTCATACTTTTTAATTACGCGCTCTTTCTCTTCTATCATGTAGTCAATAGCTTTTTCCGTGCTCCAATTGTCCATGTTTCTAACCGCCTCAAATAGCTCCATTGCAATGCTTTTCCAATCTATTTCCATATTACTCCTCATGTTCAATGCTAGTTATAGGTGCCCATTCCATATCCTCAGGGCGGCTTACCGTGTCCGCATTTGTTAAAATTTCGTACCTATCCCTAAATACTGGCTCAGGTATTGAGAATTTATCGTCCATAACTAGTTTGCCGGCCTTGGACTTATCTTTGCGGCCAATTAGGTTAAGAGGGAAGTAGCATACTTTTGCGTACAATATGTTGTTAACTACATCATGTTGCATACTATCTATCCTTATGCCCAATATAGATCCTTTCTCCCGTATTATTTTACCGTCCATCAATCCCCCATATGAGGCAGTGGTAGCCAATGGGTTGGGAAGAAAGAATGGTAGTCATCAGTGCAACACCAATAAGGCTCTTTACCGCAAATCCTTTTCCAATAAATAACTTGATACGCATTGTTTTCTGAATCAATTCCAAGGATAAATTCTCTTGTTTTAGGGGCTGTCTCTATGGGTTGAGGATTTTGTTTCTCTGACATTAAGTCGTAACATTTTTGGAACCCATGGTTGTAGCCTGTTTTATAATCCTTTTCAGACTGAACTGGCGTTGAATAATTAACTCGGTGTATATTCTTCTGCCTCTTGAGCCAATCTGGCATTTTTTTACTCATGCCTTCCCTCCTTTAGTACTAGAACCACAATCAGTACAGTATATGCGCCTAACTGGACCAGACTTGGTCGGATAAGTTCCCCATGGCCTAACATTAGCAGAGCCACAAGTGCCACAAGCTTTTAACTTCTTGGGATTGGCTTTCTTTTGTATGCCTAGTATGCGGTTTAAATTAGGGTGGTTTTTTATATAAGGGAGTAATTTAAAGTACAGGTTAGCCCCTGCTTTAATATCACCTTTACAATAGGCAAATAGCTTATCCAAAGACTTTTCGCACCCATCATCTGCCGCGTGCATTACCCCACTGGGTAAATCTACCTTCATTGGTACGCCAAATTCTTTAGCTAGGTAATATAGAGAATTACTTGAACTTCTCGCATATTTTTTGGCACTCTTCAAAGTATCAACAGTAGGTGGTAAGTTAATAGCGGGTAGTCCATGCTTAATAAACTTATAATTGATCTTCTTGATATCAAACGCGTCCGAGTTATGTCCCACGATTAGATCCGCCTCTGACATAGCCTCATGTAGTTTCTTAACGATACCTAGGTCATTCCTAAAGTCTTTTTTATAGGCCTTTTTAAAGTCAGATGCCTTCGCACCTTCTATCTTCCCTACTTTTTGCTTCTCGTTATCTAGCCAGGCCCATGCAGCGCAAGTTATATACCAATCGTGAGTTATATGACGAGGGTGTATACGATCTATATTATATAAGCTATAGGTCGGAAATGTTACTACCATTCGGCTATTTTCTATGTCAACATAAAGTATACGTGGGCCTTTATTTTTTTTCTTTGCCATTTAGGAACTCCTTAATTACTTGTCTTTTAAGTCTCTGAAGTTTGGCGTCGTTGCATAGTGTAAGCAGCTTACCACCAAAGGCGTCCCAGTAGACGCCATGTTTATTATAAACCCTAATCACAGTATGATCAAAGTCTTTTTCGTAAAATATATCAACATTGTAGTTCATTATTGTAAAAAATCAACTACAGTTATGTCTAATGAGTCGTCTTCTAGAACGTTACCAAAGACTAGTGTACCAGATATAGAGCAGACGGTGCCTGATCCTGGTTGTCCTGCGCCCAGTAGGCCACTAACCCCATAGGAAGGTACTACATTGTCACAGTGCTCTCCTAAAGCGTCTTTACACTGGTTATTTGAATACACATCAAAAATCTCTCCGCTGCGGATATTTTCTGCCCACAAGCTGTCACCAATTTGGACACAACTATTTTTAGGTACATTTGTAACTTCTGAAATAGTGCCCGGCTCTCCACCTTGTCCAGGATTACCCTTATCTCCATCTTTACCATCTTCTATAGTAATGATTGTTCCATCAGCACATGAGATAGTTCTCCCACTTATGCTGCAATCATCAGCTGGATTGTACGCCGAAAACTCAGACTCTGCACATCCCATAAAAGCTGCTGCTAATACTAAAACTAATAACTTATTCATTTGTTAACTCCTCTTGTTCATCCATATCAAACACGTCTGGCTCAGACTCAAAAAAATTCTCATTGTATGCGTCTATATCTTCCAATAAACGGTACGCAGGGTATTCCTTTAGTTTCTCCTTACCATATCTCTTTATATCTTCATCAGCGTAATGATGCAAGACTTTAATGATTTCTGACATCATTTGAGACACATTATCCATTTCTCCATAAACATTACTTATATTATCTAGTAGTTTCATTAAATAACCTTCCTAACATACTTATAATAAATATACTTCCATCCGTGTTTCTTAAGCTCTAAATCTCTTTCTTTCTGCCGCTCCAGTGATTCTTTTCTTTTCATTTTTCGCATATTTTGGTAAGTTTCGTTCATTTTTACTCCTTTATTGTAAAACTCTTCAATGTATGGATTATAAGACATATATCTATATCCTATTGACCACTCATCCCTGCCTCTTTTTCTTAAATACTCTATAAACTCTTGATCATGATCAATACAGTATTGTTTTGCTACGTTGTTCATTTTGAATATCGGTCCTTTATTTCGCCTTCGACTCTAATTGTAATGCTAGGCACAACCTGTTGCATAGCATTGACCATAATACCACTAGCTTTATCTAACACGGCATTACCATCTTCTTTAGGGCATTCATAGATTATAGCATCATGCACAAACCCAACCATCTTAAGCCCTGCTTTGAATGACTCATATAAGGCTATCTTGGCCCCATCAGCCGCTAATCCCTGGAAGTGTGTGTTCAGGAATGCAGTATACGTGCAGCGTGCTCTCTTACGTCCTGTAAGGCTCATTTGCCAGTATGTATCCTTTGTGTCCCAAATACCCTTCTCCTCATTCCAATACTTCATAGACCCATCAATGTAGTTTCTAGGTAGATCAAAGTATTGCCTCATCTCAGGATAAGCTTTTAGCCAACCTTCCTTGATAGCTTCACTCTGCTCTAGATCAACCTTAACTCCGTATCCCTTACAGTAGTCTACGAAAGTACTAGGTGCCATATTAGCTGGGTAACCAAAGTTCGCAATCTTTGCAAACTGTCTCTCATCTTTGTTAATCTCGCCCATATTCTGTTTAGTGCATTTACCTACGAACTTATTGTAGATGTTTCCTGCTGTGGCCACATGAGGGCACTTACCTTCGTTTAAAACATCTGCTAGGTTACTTTCAGTAAAGTAGTTAATCAATACCTGCGACAAGGTCGCTAATTCTAGTGAGTCATAATCAATGTCAACAAAAACATGATCCTTCTTTGGGATGAAAACTTCACGTATGCCCCCTACTCTTGGTAACTGTTGAATGTTGCATGCGACATGGTCACCAGACTTACCTGAACAGCTAGTTCTGCCTGTATTAAGTATGGTCGTATATCTAGGGTGAATCCGTTCACTATCAATATTTCTAATAAAAGATGCCGCTTTATCAATCTCTTGGAAGCGCAGGTAATCTCTTACAAACTGTTTATCCATATGAGGTGCTAGTTCATCTCCGCCTGTCCTTGGCTCTTTTGATTTAGGTGATAGGGGCAGCTCCTTAAGTATTCCGAGTGCGTCCAGTGCTCTGAATAGAGCCCCTTTGTTACCTGGCTTCCCTTTTACCCATCCCCATAGCGCCAATCTTCTTTCTAGTATGTCACTCTCTTTGTAAATGCCCTTAAGAACTTCTTCCTTCTGGGCTAGGTCAAATCCAATACCATTCTTATGTATCTGATCTAGGGCAATAGCGCCTTTTATCTGATAAGCGTGACTTAGTAGTGTCTCTTTAGTATCGTGTGTTCTAATGCGTTTGAGTAGCACTTTGTACGCGTCATAAGTGTGAACTGAATCATCAAGAGCATACTTCTGGTGCTCTTCACTAATCTCGGAATAAGGCCTATCAACGTATTGATCAAAGGTACACCTGATGTCTGCATTCTTATCAATGTCCCTACCCAACATAACTCTACATATCTCCTTTAAGCTAGACATGGGTGGCGTCATACCGATTGCTGCTAGCCTAAGTAGTATATATAGTAATTTAGTGTCGTGTAGTTTGTCATTGTCAATCTTATAGAACCAGTAGTCCCAATCAATATATCCATTTTCTGTAAGAACAGAGACATCAAAAGGTGCGTTTTGTGCTACAAATACATTTGATTTGTGCATTTTAAGAAAGAAGTTTATATCTTCACGCTCAACTAGGTAAGCATCTTTGCCTCCTGCGTAAGCCTGGAAAGTAACTAACTTGTGATCTCTAGTGTGGAAGGGCTGAATATCTGTCTCAGTATCAAAACTGATAGGGCCCTCAAGCCTCTCCCCATTCCAAATCTTTATCTCGTAGTTAATCATATAATTCCTTATGTAAAATCTAAAAAGCCTATACTCAACTCACCTTTGCTATCTATATAGACATATTCTATAGTTTCACCATAATTTTCATCCCCCATATCTTCTTTAAAAGACTCTAAGGATGGGTATTCTACCTCATTTAAATTATAGCCTGCGCTTGTTTTATATATTATCTTCATTTTTTTCTCCTATAAAAATGCCAGTCTTTCCTGGCTGTCAGCTAACAAATAGCAACTACAGAAACGCTGTAGGACCGCTTTTTGAGGGCTGGTCGCTACTCCAGCAATCGCTAATACTAAGGCAGTACCTTATGTTCGTAGCACTCTATTATCTTTCGCGTGCGTTGCTTCCGCACCTCCTCAATATTAACTAATCTTCTAATGAGATTCTACGAGCTTTGAAAGTAATGTCCTCTCCTTGCTCATTAGTAAATGTTTGCTCTTTCTTCTCTTCATAGACATCTGCATCAAAGGTCTCGAACATGAAGTCCTTAAGAAAGTTCTTAGTACCTAGAACAGCTAGGTCTCCATTAAACTTTGCAAGTCCCTCTTCAACTCCTAACTTGCGTAGTAACCCGTCTGCCTTAGACGTCGAGATGTCCATATAGGTCTTGCTCCCATGAACTACACCTAAGAATTCCTTGATTGGCTTGAACCCTTCATCCGCATTTCCATCATCGTCCACCTTTTCAAAAGATAAATGCATAATTTTACTTTCGGGATCTTTTTTCCCTTGTTTAATTACAATGCTCTTAATTTTAAAACTATGTGTACCTACTGGCAATCTTACTGGTTGGCTCATACTCTCTCTCCTTTGTTTACTTTTGGTTTTTTAGCTCCGCACTTTTGTGCCATGCTTTCTTTAATTTCCTGAATATCTATTTTAAGCTCTTTAATAAGCTTAAGTGTTTCTGCGCGTTCACGCATTGCTTTTCTTTCTTTTTCTACTGATGTAGCCATTAGATCTCCTCCTCTTGGTAATCTTTATAAAATATTATTCTTGTTTTAGATGCCTCATGTATTTCTGCCCCCATAGCTAGATGAAACTTAATCGCATCATGTGCTACAGCACTTGTCATATCCACATGACTCATTAGCTTTGTAAAACCTTTTGCTACTAACATCTTAACTAAATTTTTTGCGATACGGTCTTTCCTATGCTGCTGCCCTACGTATATGTTATCAATATAAGCGCTATCTTCTGATATAGGGGAGTATATCATAAAACCTAATACTTTATCGTCTGGGCTTTCGCATATGATATTTTCCCTATTATAGTGCTCCTTCATCATGTCAAAATATAATTTCATATCATGGCTACCGTGAATATTAAAGTAAAACAGAATGCTCCAAACAAAACTCCTAGGGCAAATGCCTGCCCCTTTAAAAGTTTCTTTTCTTGGAGTTCCTGTTTGTAAGCTTCTTCTAAAACTTGCCCTAAGGTTTCCTCTTCTTGTTCAGGTGTTAAACGGCCTTCAACCATATCAATAATACTTTGATCTAATTGCTCCTGCCTATGTTCTATAAGACTTTTAACTTTCCCCATTATTATTCTCCTCTGTTCTATCTTTTATTTTTAGCGAAATAAGTGAGCCAGCCATCCAGCCAACCACAAGTGCTGGTAAACTAAACTCGTGATTCATGTATTCCTGCATTACTAAAACTATTGATATATATAATATACTATATAATATTAAAACTGCGTTGTCCACTAATTTGCCCTCCAACTATTCTCTATTGCGTCTAAACTCTTTATGCTTTCTTTACTAACATTTTTTAAAAACCTATCAAGGTCCGAGGGCTTTAATTTATAATACAGCACTACTCCAATAAAAAATATGTTTAGGCCGTAGTTAAACAATAGTGGTAACACATCTTTGTTCCAGCTATATACTAATGCTAGTACTTCGCCAACTAACCATGTTAATAAAAACAATAGGCTAATGCCTCTAGAATGACCTTCTTTATATGACTTATATGCTAGAGGTAGTCCACATAATGCTAATAAAATACTTGCTATCCATCCCATTATAAATATCCTCTATGTTTTTTAACTAATCCCCTAATCATCGCGTTAGTTGATGTATGGCCTGTTGCATTCCTAAGCCTTTTGATCGCATCCATCGCAGAACCCCAAGTAAGACCTAATTCCTGGGCAGACTCTGTTACTGTATAACCCATTAAAAGCTGCTCTAGCATATCTCGTTTAGTATAAAAACCCCTATAGTGTCTATGTATAGGTAGACTCTTATCTGCTAGTATCTTGTTTCGTGTTTCTCTATCTGTCATGTTTCTCCTTAAAAGTTGAGAAGAGGGCACCGCAGCTACTGGTGCTATGTACGCCTTACGCTTTCAGCCTTTCAAACATTCTACTCGGCATAACAGAGCTAATGATCGAACCATCTTTATACAAGGTGCTCTTATGTGTTCCAGTGGCCAAGGGTAGTAACCACACTACATATGCCACAGCTTCCACACTCCCTCTTCTCCATAATAACTAATGCAATGCTAGTGCCAACTACACTAGCCATAAATTTGATTTAACTGTATAAGCCTTTGACATTGTAAAAAACTTATACATATCTAAGTCCAGTCCTGTATCCAATCTTCTGCCATTTCTTAATACACTCAAGTGCCTTCTTATAATCTGTGCGGCCTTTCTCAATCGACTCTTCTCCAATCTCAAAAACATTCACATTATAATCAGACTTGCTGAGAAATACTAACTGAAACTTACAGGGCTTTCCATAGTGCTTTGCAAATGCGTCTACATATAGAGCACCAGAAAGGAAATAATTGAACATATTACACACATACTGACCCTGATAAGCAGAGTTACACTCTCTACTAGTGGTTTTAAGGTCCCTAATAAGCATATAGTCACCCTTATCAATGATATAATCGGCCCTAACCTTTACAGGCATTCCCTCGAGCTCTGTAAACAGAGAGAATTCTGCGTCTCCTCCAGTGAAAAGTCCTTTGGCAGGTTCCATCTCGTCCCCATCTAAGTCAACTACGGATTTATTGTAAGAGTCAATTAAGTCTGCAGCTTTGTCTAGTTCATTCATAGTAATAATTGTCTTGCCTGCGTTCTCGGGATCATTCTTAAATAGTTTCCATTTCTTCCCTGATCTGGTTGCGGCGGGGTAAACTACACACTCACTCTCTAGATTCTCTGGCTCTAGTAGGGCTATATGTAAATAGTTACCTAGGTGCAAAGCTGCCTCATTCTTACTCATGTCTGGTCCTGTACCTTGCACATATGTGTCAAAGAAGTAACTAGCGCCTTTTAAGGCGCCTTTAAGAACTGAGCTAGAGTAGTAGCCATTCTTTTGGTGGTACACCTCATTTGACATATCTCTATAGACACCTTCTTCTACTGTTTTTTTCATATTACTCCTATACTTTATTTAGTATAATGTTATTGTTTTTAATTAAACTATATCAGGTTTAGTATAATAAATGTTATACTGTTTACCTGCTTCTAGATCCTTCTCGATATCTACTCCGATATATTCCGCATCGATTAGGTCTTCTATTACCCCTTGCCGCTGCCTTTTGTTAAACTGAGGTGTTAGCCTTACTAATTCATGCGCCTTAACAACTCCCCTAGACTCTATTAAATCCAAGACATCATACCTATCTTTTTCTAGCTTAGAATTAAATATGTATTTAGTCACAATATTTTCAAGCTCATCATAATAGCACTTAATTATCCCTTTAGCAAACTGTACATCCTCAATGCGAATTTCTGGTAGCTTATCAAAAGGCCTAGATATTGCGTGTACCATGCATAGTTTTACCATTTGCTGGTATAGCCTTGCTGCAATAGGGGCCTCAGGAGTACCTATTTTAGCTAACCTTAGTGAATCAAACTCACGAAAGATAATATCTAGGGCAGCATTCGCTTCATTAGTTGCTTGCATCTCATAGGTATCTTTTGGATACTCACTCAATGCATTTACTTCATCTTGTTTATAGTCAAATTTAGCGAGTTTATGCAAATGGTTCTTTATATCTTCTGGTAACTGAGTTACATTTTTAACTCTTTCAGATTTATTCTTAGAGTCCCCAAAAAATAATATAAACCTACCCATCAAACCCTTTGCTATAGCGTCTTTAGTTACACCCTCTCTAAATCCTGTAGGGGTTGTAGCGCCTAATATGTTAACACATGGCTTATCACACGCCCCTCTGACTGAAGGTGCTCCATTCATAGATGCTAAGGCCCTTCCCATATATCTAGAGTTACTAGAAGTGTACAGTTCAGCGAGTATATCTCCAATCTTGTCTGCATATTCTGCTTTACCTCCATTCATAGTCTTTAGCTTACCGCCCACTTCATCCATAACATCTAGTCTGGTCGGCTTAGATTGTAGTGAATCAACTAATGAGGCGTTTGACACGTAGTCTCCTGCACCTAATAAGTGGTGGGCACCATTCTCATGCATCATATTTCTAACAGCGTCTATCCCAGCATTCTTTCCTGTGCCACTAGGTGATATGTTACATATATATAGGTTCGGGGCCATCCCCTGAAAGGTAAATTTCCTGCACCCAAGTGTAGCTATCATGGCTAGTGCAGATCCTAGCGCTAGTTCGGGCTGTTTTACCCAGGAGTTTGCATCAATCGTCTCGCAAATTGAGGTGAGAGCATTTGGCGCAAGTAAAAACTCTCTCTTTTTTGAGCTTTTTTGACTTACCTGCGCTTGTGACTTTTTTCTAGCACGCTCCTTAAGTGACTCAATATCATCGACTACCTGCATTACAGGCTCAAGGTATTCTTTATTCTCTCTAAAGTTTCTTGCGTTTATGGATTCTAGATGTGTTGTGTAAAATGTAAGCGCATTAGTAAAACTACTAGTGTGTCTATGTTCTTCAGGATCACTAAAGTATGGGGTTTCATTATGATCTTTGTCATACTGCAGGAGCATCTTGACTGTCGAATCAGCTGTCATAGATTTGTCATTAAGTAGTGTTCCCAGATATGTAGAAAGGGCTGCGTTTCTGCCATTTATAATCTTGCCAAATTCCCTACTCTCTCCCCCTAATTGGGAAACAAGTAGTGACTCTATTTGCTTCTCTAAATATGGGGGAAGCATTGGCAGTTCTTCTAAATTGGCATCTAATATATCAGAGCCTGTCCAAATATAGTTAGCCCCATTTGGATGAACTGACGGTGGCATTGTAGTTTTGCGACCACTAGACAAGACTTCGAATACTACTTCACCATTATACTTTACAGCACCTGTTCGCTCACCATTGTATTTAAAGAAGCGGGTCCACCCCTTACTTCCTTTCTTCTCTACAGGGGATTCAGGCAGTAATGCCTCCACAATTTCTATGATCTTAGGGTCAACTGCGTCAAAGTCTAGTGCCACTACCCCACTGGCTTCGCCCAAGCATAGAGATATACCCGACTCAGGTATATCGGATGCCCATTGATTAGCTTGGTCGGGTGGCACTGGCTTATAACACCAATCCGACCAACCCTTAACTGCAGGCATCTTAGATTTATACTTATCTGGAATTACCTGTAGTCCCTTGTTTAAATACTCAGCGTAATTATCCTTATATATGTTTTTACTCACTAGTTTCCCCTTTGATTCTATTTAAATAACGTTTTCCTAAAATTACAAATTCCGCCTCAGACTTACTGCCCAGTATAGTAGAAATTTTTTTATAATTATTTGGGAAGGAGCTTCCTTCTGTTTTTCTGAGCAGTTCATAGGGCACTTGTACATAGTACTTTAATAACTGTATCTGTTTATTAGTCACTAATATTGCTCCCATGTTTCATGTTTTTTAAATCCATTTTCTGTCTTAATCCAGGGCCCTGCGTGTTTTTGTGAATCATGTATTGAAAAAGTAAAGAAACCACCATAATGCAAAATAATACCTGATTTTGTTCTCCACTGCCAGTAAAGGTCGGGCTCTTCCGCTATTTCCCAGTCATCAGCTTCTGTATCTAAAGAAGTGAATACTTTATCATGCATCCACTCCCCGACATCTGTTCCAAGAATCATTCTTTTTAACCTAATTCTAGGGTGTACTTTATTATTAACGTACTTATATATGTAACTTTCAGGTGTCCTTGTAACTGCCTTACCTTCTTCTAACGCCCTCATGGCCTCCCAGAATTTCATATTTTCTCCTCTTTGATTTGGGGATTAAACCCTCTTTCAATGTCAGTTGATATAGCTTCCTCGCAGTAATTAAGCTCAAGCTCATCTCCATCCCAGTTTAATACAACCTTTTGTACATCACCTCGGCATTCATTATAATCAGCACAGCCTCCATCACATTTTTTATCTCTCATCAGTTACCTCCATTTTTCTTAGTATAGTAGACTAGTTCATCTAGCTTGATAATTCCAAAAACTATGCACACATTCAGTAATGTCGGCTCTGTTCCTGTTATTACAAATACAATGGCTAGTATGCAAATTATAGCTATTAGCTTTATTAGTTTTTTCATAGTTCTCTCCATATTAGTTTCTTAGTGAATGCATGACGTATTGCGTGGCTACCATCTGCGTACACAATAACTTCACCACGCATTTGGCCCGCACGTGATGAATGCTTGGCAAAATATCCAACCATCTCTTCTATCTCGTCTAATGCTAGCTCTGTGCTTTCTATCAGTATACACAGGTTGCCTGGCTCTGACAAATAATAATTTCTTATAATCATTCTAAGTATTATGCAATACATGGGCCAGCCCAGCTGAATTCTGTAGCATATTAGTGTCAAACTTATGACATTTGTATAAAATATTGACAGCCTGAAACTTTTTTGTAAAAAATGCAAATAATCACTAAAGTTTTGTAAAGTCCAGCCGATAGGTATATTGTAAGTAAAAAGGAGCGCAAGATGAGAAAGATGTATATATATAGAGATAATTTAATTGATGGTGATGGACATTCTGTCCAGGGTAGAGAAATTTCTGGGCATTTTGAGACGAGTGTAGGTGGTGTGTGTGTATATGGGACTTACAGCAGACAGTACCCAGACTCTCAAATAGAGTTGCAAGTAAATGTGTCTAATTTAAACTCAGACAACTACATAAACTGTACTGAGATTATGAGTGAGAGGCTAGAAACTTACTTAAGAGACATGATAAGTGAGGCGGTTTAAAATGAATCAATTAAAAAAGAAACACTACATGGAAACAATAGACATATTAGAAATGGCGATGAAAGTAATGGACGAAGCATTTGGTAAACAAGAAGAGTTTAGTTCACTAGCTGATTCGGAAAAGCTTCAGGCTAAGCAGGAATGTATGGAGTCAATTAACAGAAGATTGAAAAAACTTGAGAATAACCCTAAAGTTTTGTAAAACTCTGCCGATGATATAGTATGACTAAAAAAATAACAATAACAATTCTAGCTTTACTGATTTTATCTGGCTGTGGTGTGCAAAAAGATTTAGAGCCTCAGTTCATCGACCCAGATCTGACTCATTACGTAGAGATCTTTGAACTAGAAGTTGATACTAAAGTTCAAAGCCACGTTGAGTTTGAGCCCCTGTCTCCATCAGTTAACGGAGTATGTAGGAGCTTTAGTTCAGGTAGAAGTGAGGTTATTATAGACCCTGGTTTTTGGACTACAGCTACATATGAGCAACGTGTAGCCTTAATGAGCCATGAGCTTTTGCACTGTGAGTTTGATTTAGGTCACGTAGAGAAGAGAGATAAGAATAACATAGGTAATATGATGAGTCCTCACACTACAGACTCGACTAATTGTGTAAAGAAGCATGGGCTTGGTACTTGTATAAAATTAGCCCTAGGAATGGAGTAAGAATGAGTAAGAAGCAAAAGTACTGGCTAAATCCAGTGAATTGGTTGTTTATTTTGATGATTTTGCCTATGTACATAGTTAGGTTTGTATTAAATGGCATCTTTCGTGCATTTGATGTACTAACAAAAGGAGAATATGATAATGAATACCTATAAAACGCAATTTAGTGTACATGAAGGCGACATATGTCCACAATATCGACATGTAACCACTGATAGGCCTAGGCAGTCCCTTAGGACAGTACTAGAGCGACAGAGACTAGAAAATAACCAGGGTAACAGCAGTGGCGCAAGATTGTTATTAGCCATAGCTATACTTAGCATAACATTTGCTTATATTGCAAGCCAGGGGGTATAAAAATGTATTATATAATAATAATTATGATTGGAATGAGTCAACCAGTCCATAAGAAAGTTGGGCCACATAAGCTCGAATGCTTAGAGAGAGCGTCTATTGAGCGCATGAATAGCAAGGTTGAGAACGCATTCTGTGTTTACAGGCCATTTAACTAATTGTCGCATCAATTGTCGCACATAATTAAAACTAATTGTAAACTTGTGTAAAAATCGACATTCTTCAACAAGTTTAGACCATTTTCAGCACATGGTTACATAAATAGACATAATTAAGGAGTAAAGTTATGTATAAAACGTCAGTAAATCAAAAAGGCTATGAGTATATTGTTAAGGTTGAGTGCTTAACTACAAAAAGGCAGTTCCTAAGGGCTGTTAGATGTTCTTCAATGCCATTTATAGCTCACATTATAGATAACTTAAAAATAAGGGTAGAAATTGCTCATATTAAAAAGTGTCTTAAGGTAATTGAAAGATGTACGAATGTTAGGGGGAAGTTTTGAGCGCTACTATTGGTGGATCACGAGTAAAACTAGACAAAGAAATGTTAATGAAGCGTATTGAGGATAACCTAGTTAATGCTCTGGGTGATGATTTGATTGGAGAGATATTGGAGCTTGAAATGGAGCTCATGGATGCCTTTCAGCTTGATGCATTAGACACAATAGTTAATATATTGGCTAATAGGCATGAATGAGATGAATACCTGCCTATCATTAAAACGAATACTGAGGGCTCTTACTGGAGCTTTAGCGCTCTGCAATAGGCTAGTAAATAAATGATAACTAGTATCAAAATGAGGCAATATAAACTTTTTTACACTCAAGTGCTAGTATATTAGATGTCGGGAAAATTTACTTGACAACCTAATTTCGCCGTTCTATTATAGATGAACTAGTGAAGTAATACAACAATCATCGTTATCAAGTATCATGACAGTTTCATATAGGTTCGACGCTTTAGGCGTCGGCGCAGTCATTGAAACCGCTATTATTGATACTATATATAGGTAACACATTCGATCTGAGGACAGCATAGGGCTTAGCAAGGGCTACTGATAGAGTACATGGAGCCCAACATTCATGCCAACTATGTCATTCATCATGCTATTTACCATTCTCTAATGCACAGCTTTGCCTACAGCATCTCATTATAGGACTGGCTAGCTTATTGCAATAGCACATACCATGCCAAGTATCAGTAGAGGTATAAACAATATCTATATAAGGGCCACTAAAATTTATGGTCCCCCACTAGGGATGGCATGACTCTTGCATGGGGTCTATGGTGTCACCACATGAACATCTGTTATGTAAAATTAGGCCCCCTCTGCTAGTAATATAGGGCACTTAGAGCACTTTAAATGTAAAATTGCATACCTTTTCTATAAAATTCTATGTAAATATGTATAGGGGCGTCTGGCCACTAAGAAACAGGTCAAAGGACTAAAAAGTAGTCCATAATGTGTACTATATAGCACATAAATAGGGCGAAAATGTTCTTTATAGTACACTTAACTTCCCCTTCTGCGAACGCAGTGTATCAAAACTGGACAAAACCCATGTAATTATGGTAAGATTATTACTTGACCAGGTACAGATAAGGGGAAACAAGTGAGCAGAAGGGATGACCAGAGGGTCACTAAAGTAATGACCACCCTAATTAGAGGGGATAGGTATACAATATTCCTTGGTACTCAACATGAGCTTAATAAAATAGTCCCCGGGTCAGCTGCATTTATCAAAAGTGATACTAAAGAAATCTATTTTTCCTTTGAAAATCAGGAACTTGCAGTAATTAGGCATGAGCTTATGCATGCCTATCTAGCCTCTACATATGTACATGAGCTAGAGGACTTGGATAGCGCGATGTTTGAGGAAATCGTCTGTGAGGTGGTTGGACATCATGCTCCAAAACTGTGTTCTCAGGCGAAAAGGGTGAAAAACGCTATGAAAACGCTAGTGGAAGAGTGGGAAACCAATAGGGCGCGAAGAATTAAGGAAAAGAAACAGAAACGTAAGCGAGGTAAACGTGGGAACAATGAAACTAAACAAAAAGACTATAAGTAAGGCCAAATTAGAGGCAGCAGCTGATATCTGGAAAGGCGCATTTATCAATTGTGCTCAGATGATGGAAGCCCTATACCTAGTCCTTAAGCAGGAGCTGGATGCGGGTAATGTTAAAGAATCAGATGGCTTAAATGAGCTTATGGAGCTAGTTCACTCTAGTCTAGTCAGTATGAGTCTAAAACACGAAGAGCCAGAAGGGGCTAATAATGAATAGTATATTCGATAAACTGTTTAGCGCGGCTATGTGTCTATCCTTAATAGCTATACTCTTTACAGGTACCTATGCGCTTTTTGATACCCTAATATACTCTTATGATAAATCACAATTAGAAAAGATGTGTTACAACGAAGCCAAAGAGCAAAAAGCGCTTAGTTATGATTATAAGTGGCTAAGAGATGGTTGTTACTTATATGGTGAATATAATACTGAACTAGGGCAGCTCCTTGTAACGGATATAATCCCTAAGAGGGAATTAGTACAAAAATGGGTAAGATAAAGAAGTTCAAACCACAAAAATACTCTGAGTCTCAGATTGAGCAGGCGCAGGCCATGTATATGAAACATATGCCTTTAACGCAAATATCCCGTGAGACGGGCATACCCCGTAGTACCTTAAGATATTATCAAAGACAATCTTGGGAACAAGAGCGTACTGAGACAGCGAAAGAGCTTATAGGACTCATAAGAAGTTCTACTAGACACGAATTAAAAGAAATACATACATTAGGGTTGAGGGTTATTTATAACTCTTTACTAGCAATTGAAGAGTCAGGTAAAACCATGCGTTCTGTTGATATGCTTAACATAACTAAGGTATTGCAGGGGCTAGATGAAATGGCAGCACAAGAGGACATTAAAAGTCCTGGGCATACTGATGTAGAGGATTATGATGTAATAGATATGGCGGAGATGCAGTCGTTAGATCCATTCCTAGCGCCAAAAAAGGAGAAAAAATGAAAAGAATGCTAAAGATAGTAGCAATTATAGGGCTGGTCTTTGGCCTTTCCCTTGAGGCCAATAGAAGGTTAGAACCTGTTAGTCAAAGTAACATTCAACTATCAAGTATAGTTAACTCAAAATCTGAATCAGCAAAGTATAGGTACATTGCCCCTTTTATTCAGTCTATGCGGACTATAACGGGCCGTAGATACTGTTCTGCTTCCTCTATATACCATAGAGGTAAAATTTACACCGTAACAAACAGACACTGCTGTGAGGCCAGTGATAAAACTGCTCCTCTCCCTGGATTTAGAATCGTAGGCACGTCCATACAACGCGTTATTCACGTAGATCAGGGAGCGGATGTCTGTATCCTTACATCAACAGCTACAAAGGGACTTAGTGTAGCTAAGGAGGATCCCAGAGCTTTCGATCCCCTATTTGTTATGGGTCACCCTAAAGGATATCCCCTAACAGTTAGGGAAGGCTTTATGCAATACACAGAAAAAGTGTGCATTAACTACGGGGGTTATGTTGAGCAGGACATCCGGTGTGTTGAATCATATGTATCTTCTGTAGTAACTCGTCCAGGTAACTCTGGCTCCCCTACCTTTAATTATGAAGGCGAAGTAGTTGGTGTGCTTTATGCAGGTAACGATATTGACTCAATTTCTGTCACTAGAAAACAACTACTTAAAGCACTAGACATAGCTAGAGCAGTATATGGCAAAAATAAGTAAGAAAGACTACCTTATTCTTAATAAAGCTCTGTATAGAGAGCGCCCTGAACATGAAGATGTTGAGGGTATTATGCACGGACTCAATCCACCCCAAGTGGAGTTGATAACCGCATTTAAGAACCCTGATATAACAACCATATTCGCTCCTTGGGGACGTAAGTGTGGTAAGACCCATGGAGTCTTGCACATAGCTTGGGAACAGGCTGTCTTACACCCAGGGAGCCATATTTTATACGTAGCACCAACTAGAGCAGATGGTGAGAACATCATTTGGAAGAATAGGAGGGTGCAAAAGTTTCTTGGCGAGGATATTGCAAAGCACTTTATACAAGGTATGCCAAACAATAGGGATCTAGTTATTCGTTTAAAGAATGGATCTTACATCCAGGTAATGGGTAGCGAAAGGTATGAGAATGCAAACGGACTAAGTCCTGACTTAATCATATATGATGAGTTTAAAGCATTCCACCCAGAATTCCATAGAACGATGTCAATGAACGTTGCAGCTAAGGGTGCAAAACTAGTTGTAATCGGAACGAAGGCCGACCATTTAGCTAGAAATAAGCGTGAATACAACGCGATGCTTAAGATAGCAAAAGAAAACCCCTCTCAGAAGTGCATAGAGGCCACTACGTTCTGCAATCCGCTTAATCATAGACCAAGGATCCATAAAAGGATTATGGACGATATAGAGGCTCTCAGGAAGCAGGGAAGGGAAGATGTAATTCAGCGTGAGTACTATAATAAGATTATTGCTGGTGGAAGTAGAAGTGTATTCCCGCTTTTCAACGAAAAGTCTTTTGTGATTGATCACGATATATTACGTAGACAGCATACTAAGGTAGCAAATGACTTGGAGTGGTATCAAGTAATTGATCCAGGTACTACTAGTGTATTTGGTGGACTGTTTATTGCATATAACCCATACACTGGAATGGTAGACGTAATGGATGAGCTATATGAGTCTGGTCCAGATACCACAATAACTAGGGTAGGAAAAAAGATTAAGCAGATTGCCCTAAATCTGCAGCCTGGTAAATACTGGGAAAAAGATTGGTTCTTAAGGTATGATGAGGCAGGTGTTTGGGCGGCTAAGGAAATACAGGACCAATTTGATGTTGTATATACACCGACAGACAAGAATAATGCCAAGAAGGATGATGGGCTGTCTCTTATAAATCATGTACTAGATAAGAAGTTGATGCGTATTTCTAGTAGGTGTGAGAATTTAATAAGTGAGATGCTTGGATACGCAAAAGATGACTATGGAAAGATTAGGAAGGGTGATGATCATAATATCGATTCTTTGAGATACTTCTTTCAGGCCTGTAATTACACCGTAGAGCTCCTTTCTCACAAACCGGCACCTAAGACACCAGATGGGTATAAAAACGTCTCTATAGCGTCTTTATTCGATTCTGATGGGCTAGATAGCATAGACTTTAACATAGATATAGATTGGGATGTATAAATGACAGATAAAGAGAGTTACTTTGAGTTAGAAATGACTTTAGAGGATGTAGAGGTTTGTTCTACTAACCAACTTACATACGGTAGGGGTCAGTACACTACTAAGGCCAGAAGGATAAGGGATGACTATTGGGAGAAGCTAACAGATTATGCTTTAAGAATGAAAATCTTTAAAAAGAACTTTGATAGACTAGATCCAGAAATGCAGGCTATTAGTTTAGAGTTAACCTATATGTGGCCTAGGAGTAAAATATTTAGAGCTAAGGATGGAGGTCTCTCTAGGAGAGCAGGGGATGTAGATAACTCATTAAAACTTCTCATAGATAGTATATTTAATACTAAGTATTCAGGAAGGGCTTTGAAAACTGGAGTTAATGTTCAAACTTTAGAAATAGATGATCAGTATATTTGGGAGTTAATTTCTAGAAAAATACCTCATGATAAGGATTGTTTAGATATTCATATTAAGTTAATTTGTTATAAGTGATTTGCCCTATATATAGTTTAACTAAACTCCCTATATATCTTTTTAAACTTAAGAAAAAATAAAAATATTAGTATACTAATATAAAAATAAAAAAGAATATGTAACCATTATACTCATATTTTGGGTAGTCATGTCAAGCGGATTGCCTAAATATTTTTTAATACCCCACATAAGTATATATTGTACATAAAGTTGACATTTCATAATGAGATATGTTATATTTATAAAAAACAACAAGGAGATAATATGGAGTTAAGTCTAATAGCCGTTCTAAGCCTCGTGGTAGCGTTTTTAGGTTACAGAGGTTATATGCTTACTAAACAGGCAAAAAGCCTCACAGGAGCTGTTCTGAGTAATCAGAGCACCTTAGATAAGCTTACAGATGCTTTAGTTATGGTTAATGAGGAATTGACCTCAGAATTAGTCAAACTTAAAAAGATTCAAGAGTCTATGGCACTAACCCCACCTAACGAAATGCAAAAAGAATTGGAAGAGGGTTTAGAGGAGATCAATAAGAAGGTTGCAGAAGCTTTTAACCAAGAGTATATGTCTAATTTAGAGGATAGAGGATTATAATGAACGATAAGGATAAATCAAAATTACCCTTCTTTAGAGTAAAAGATGAAGAAAAAGAAGAAAAAATAAAATGGTTAGTGCACACTAAAGATGCACTAATGGAAGAATCTAAAAATAGAGTACACATCGCAGACCATAACCTTTCTTTATACCTAGGAAAGGATACCCTAGACAAGAGTAACCTCAAGACAGGCGTTCCCGTATTATATGATATTATTGAAAACAATGTATCTCAAGTATCTAAATTAGCCCCAAAGGTACGTGTTTTACCTAAAAATAATGAGTATGGAGATAAAGGCGCGGCCAAAGTAGCCAAGGCAGTTATCGATGACGTCTATGATAAGCAAAACTTTCAATCCAAAGTCCTAGACTATGTAAGGCAATCATATATAATGGGTGAGTCTTATATGCAAGTTAACTGGGACGAAACTCTCGGAGAAATACATCCAAAGGAGCAGACCCTAGAAAAGCTGGAAGGGAAAAGGGACCAGGGCCGGATTAGAAAACGTGTAGGAGATGTAGCTCACAGGGTACTTCCTTTATGGAGAGTCTTACTACAACCTAAAAAAGAATTTGAAGACGTAGATTATTATTTCAGCTATGAAATAAGGTCTGTAGAAGAAATAGCAGAAGACTACGAACTAACTAGAGAGGAAATCCTAAAGGAGAGCCCTTATAAAGAATATGATGAGTATGGAAATACTATCTCAAGTGTAGCGGTCATTAACCCAGAAGATATGTGTAAAGAGATGCAAGAAGACCACATACCTGTATACACATTCTGGCACAAAAGGACAAAATACTGCCCCATGGGAGCCAAAATCGTTATGACAGATTCTATGATCTTGGATGATGTGGCTTACCCATTTACTACAGAGAAATTGAACATTGTTCCACTAAAGGATTTATCTTTACCTGGAGTTCTACATGGCAGGAGCAGAATACAATTAGTTTCACATCTCCAACGTATATATAACCTATTTACTAGACTCGAAGTTAAGTATGTTACTAACACAGCAAGAACCAAATACTTTGTACCACAGGGTGCTATTAGACGTCCAGAAGCTCTGGGTAATAATGACGCCATAGTTGAGTTTGCTGGTGGCGTAGCCCCATCACTGGCTCAAGTACCTAGAATATCAAGTGATTTACTCGGCCTTAAAAATACTATTAAGAATCACATGACAACTATATTAGGTTTACACCCTATCTCGCAAGGAAGCGCTGGGCGTAATATTGAAGCACGTTCAACAACTAGTTTACAGTTTTTAGATAACTTAGAGTTTGAGGCGGCTTCATCAAGGATTAGGGCCTACTCTGATGCAGTAAGAGACATTGCTCAATTAACACTAGCCATTGCTGGGGATTTCTATAAAAACGACCAGAACAGATTAGCTAGGATTGTAGGAACGAACAAGAAGAGCCTTCTAAAGCATTTTAATGCCTCCCAACTATCTACCCCATATGATGTTAAGTTAGAGGGCACAGATGGCTTCCCTGAGTCTACAGCCGCTAAAAGAGCTAGGCTTGTAGAGATATTGCCAATGATTCAAGGCCAGGTGCCCGCTGAGCGTATATTACAGCTACTTGAACTTGGTGATATGGATAAACTTTTAGATATCACAGGGGCAGCAATCGATTCAGCAGAAAGTGAGAATGAAGATTTTATCAATACTGAGACTGTAAACCCACCAGAGTCGCATGAAGATCATATAACTCACCTAAGAGTACATTATGCTTTTATTCAGACGAGAGATTTCAAAGAGTATGCAAGTAACGAAATTTATAAGGCGGTTATGACTCATATTCAGGCTCACGAGCTTCTAGCTTTAAAAAAGGCAGAGTTTTCAGCTAGTTATGCAGCGGAGTTAAGTAGGCTAAAGAATTTCCCAGTAACAGATGCAGCTATGAGTATTTCGGCAGATATTGTCAAATCTCAACAGCAGCAGCAAGCAATTGTTAACGGACAAGCAAATAGAGGCGAACAGGTAACAGAAAAAATCGGAGATGTAGAGGAATAATATGGACAACAATCAAGAAAATAACAATCAAGTAGAAGAAATGGACGACAGCTGGGGTGGTATAATTGGAGATGCTGCAGATTGGGCTGATAGTATCAGTAACCAAGAAGAATCAGAAAAAATTGAAACACAGGAGGTAGCTGTTGAGGCAAACGCCCAGGAAAGCATTGAAGTACAGAAAGAGGAGACGCCAGAAGTTCCTAGAAAAGCAGCAGAAGATGCTGGAGAAGTTAAAACAGAAGAGGGAAACAGCTCAACAGGAGGCGTCTTCGACGAGGACTCTTTTAAGCAAATTGATAAAATAAAAATTAAAGTTGATGGGGAAATGAGAGAAGTTTCTGGTCAGGAGGCTTATAATGCCATTACAGGAGGGCTTGGATTTGATAAAAAATTTAGAGAGCTTGACAATGAGAAGAAAAGCCTGTATAGTCGATTAGAACAGGACCAGAAAGTAAAGCAAGATTTTGCTGAACTACTTAAAACTGATCCATTAGGAGCCCTTGCAGATTTCACAGGTCAGCCAGTGTACGCCTTAAAAGACATTTTAATAAAAGCAGCCACCCCTGAGCTCGTTCGTAGACAGGAAATGGATCCATCTCAGCTTGAAGCCTATAAAGCGCAACAAATGGCGGAACACTACAAACAGCAATTAGATGCTACTGTAGAAGCAGAGAAGAAAAAGCAGGAAGAATCAGCTAAAGCAGCTGCTCAGAATGCAGTCCAGGAAAAAGTAAGCGCTGCAAAATCAAGATTAGGTGTATCTGAAGAGCAGTGGGACAAAGCACTCTTTGAGCTAGATAGGAAACTACCCCCAGGGCAAGAAATATTTGTTGAGGATGTAGAAAAGTATATAGCGGAGAGTAACTCAGTACCACAAGTAACATCTGATCAAATGCTAACTTCAGTAGTCGAGCCATATGCAAATATCGTAAACGATGAATTTAAATCAAAACTAAAACAATATATAGAACTTAACCCAAATGAGTCAAAAGAGAATATTGACCAAGTAGTTAAGCAAGCTTTAGCTATCCATACTAAAAGAGAGTTACTAGGAGAGGAATCAAATAGTGTCGCTCATAAACCAAATGATCAGTCACACCTATCTGCACAAGAGCGGTTTGAGGTTCAAGAGGAGATGGAAAGAAGAGAGATTGCTGGAATCTACGATGAAGATAACCCTTTTGATTAAAGACCAGGAGAAATTAAATGGCACAAGGAAATAACGCACGTAACTTCGCACTAGAACCAAAAGTAGGCGATAAATTAACAGAAGCTCAATTAGTATATAACTATAGAGACATGAAATATAGAAAACAATTCTATAGACAGTCTATGGTTATGGCATTAGTTAAAAAAGGTATCTTTAAAGGTACTGACATGGAGCACACACTTAGCTTGTCACAAGCAGCTAGCGTATCAGCTGGTTACCTTTTCTGTGACTCTACCGCAGGTAAAACTACTAGAATCACAGTAAAGTGTAGAAACCTTTACGGTTACACTAACGTTGATGGTAAAACAATGACTATCTTCAAAAATGATCCTGAGCACGTAATTGCTTCTTTCGCAGAGCGTTTTCTTGATCCTGTAGTTGACGTTTTCAACGCAAACATTGAAAGAATGATCATGTGTAACGACAGAAAAGGTTCTGGTCTTCTTGATGAGATCACTGCTGTATCTGGTACGGGTACTTCTGTTGACCCTTTCGTTTTAGACTTGGCTACTGACTCTATTCTTTATAAGTATGAAGAAGGTATGAAAGTTCATTTGGACGATGATGGTTCTGAGCAAGCTGATAGTAAAGGTTTAAGAGCCCTTACTATTCAAGATGTAATCGAAGCTGATGTAAACTCTGGCTCTCCTCTTCAATTAGTAGCTACTGGTACTCCTTTGACTGCACCTGCCGCTGGCGTTGGAATCTACACTGCTGGATCAAAAGACGATGAGCTTCCTGGTTTAGCTGGATTTTTGAGATTAGGTAATGCTACAGCTGCTGAGCTTGTTGCTGACCCTACTGCTAACCAATTTGAAGGTGTTGACTTTTCAAACAGAAGAATGCGTTCAACTGTAATTGATGTTTCAACTAGAGCAAACGATTCAGATAAAGTTGTATCTTCTAGGCTATTTAGAGACGCTCTACTTAAAGTTAAGCGTAAGTCTGGACAGGTTCCTAACATGGTTGTAACCTCTCCAGAGATATTCCGTGATCTTGAAGAGATCTATGAAGGTTCTGTCCAACTTCAAATCCCTTACTGTTCAGATAAAAAGTGCAGAGGCGGAAAGACTACAATCGGTTTCGATGGTGTTGAGATCATGGTTGCTGGTAAAGTTGTTAAAGTTGTTTCTTCTGAGTGGTTAAAGCCAGGTGAAGCTTACCTTCTTAACTCTGAGCACATGGTTCTTAAGTGGAGAAAAGGTGGAGCACCTATGTGGGATTCTAGAGACAGCGACAGTGGCTCTATCCTTAGAACTGTAGAGTGTGCTGACTACTTTTCAGCTAGATATGTTGCTTACGGCGCATTCTTTGCTAACCCACACTACCATGGACTTATTACAGGTATCCGTACAAACCAACTTGGTGAAGTATAATATCTAACCATAGTTAATCCATCTAAAAGGGGAGGCGCAAACTGCCCTCCCTTTTTTTATTTCTAAACATTTGAACAAGGAAAATAAATGAGCACATCAATTAAAGGAAGGGTCAAAGGAGGCAGTAATTATAATGATTTAACTGTCACAACCGATGGAACTTCAACAGCTCTTGACGTCAATATAGTAGGAGGAACTGCCGGGGGCGGATCCACTTCTGATACTACAGCGGCAAACCAAGCAAGCCAAATTGCGGAAGCGCAGTCAACAAATACTAAGCTCGACACGCTAATTGCCAGTCAAAGTGCAAATACTTCAGACTCTACGGAAGCTAAGCAGGATGCACAAATCACAGAAGCACAGGCAACCAATACTAAATTAGACACAATCATAGCAAATACGGCTGCAGCTAGCTCTGTAGGCTCTGCTACTGAGGGAAAACAAGACGTAGGTAATGCTACTCTTGATACTATCAGGGATGCAGAAACTGTAAATGTTGATTGGGATTACTACGATATTGCTTATGTTGCTGCTGGAAATGGAATAGGCGAGATTGAGTCTGTAACATATTTTACAGGAACAGCACCAGGAGGAACTCAAGTTTTACTTATTAGTTTCACTTACGACGCAAATAGTAATATTACTCGTGTCGAACGTACACCATAAGGATAAATTATGAATTCTAAGTATAGATTTAACCCTTTTACAGGAAAGCTCTCTCTGATTGAGGGGGCCAATAGTGTAGGAGGCTCACTTTTTGAGGGTAGAGTAAATGTCTTTGCTGACTTACCTGACCCAACTACCGTTTCTGGACAAATTTATGCCGTTGAAAGTAATTCAGGGGTTATTTTTATAAATAGACAGAAGGCAGGCCTATACATCAGTAATGGCACAACCTGGGACTATTTATCTTCATTCACCGCTTCACAAGTACCTTACGATAATTCTACTTCTGCACTCATAGCTACAGATGTTAAAAGTGCTATAGACGAACTAGAAAACGAAATAGATGGTGCAGCAAGCGCTGTTCATACACACATCGAAGCAGATATCACTGATCTAGATAAATATACCCAAGCAGAGGTAGACTCTATTGAGACTGGACTACAGTCTCAGATTGATACAAATGACACAGAGCTTGCAGGCATAGCTACAGATCAGGCCACGCAGAACACTGCCATATCAAATAATGCTACTGGCGTTTCTACCAACGCAGGCGATATCGCCCAGGAAGTTACAGATAGAACATCAGCAGACACTGCCCTACAAACAAATATAGATACAGAAGAAGCAGCTAGGATTGCCGCCGACAGTGCTATACAAACTCAAGTGACTAGTAATAATGCGGATATAGCATCTATCCAGACTGATCAAACAGCACAGGATACAGCAATTGCATTAAATACAGCAAAGGTTTCAGCGGACGGGTCTATAGATACACATTCTGACGTAGACACATCAACTGTTGCTCCAGTAATAGGACAGAACCTCACCTGGGATGGAGCCAATTGGGTTCCTACATCTCCTGTAGCCAAGGAGTACTTTCAGGCAGGAATTGCTGCCAATCAGGGCCCCATATTAAACGCCGCTACAATTGTTAATATAGTTGAAACTAAAAACTCTAATGCTAGCATTTTCTCTGTAGCTGCTGGAGTTGTTACAATAACAAGGGCAGGTACTTTAAAAGTATCTATTGCAGTGACAGGAGAAACTTCAACAGGAGCTAGAGAAGAATTAAATGTTTCTTTGCTAAGAGATGGTGTTGCTATCCCTGTATCCGAAGGCCCAAGTAGACTGGCGACTTATCATAGAAATAATGCTGCAGATGAAAGTACAGGAGCTTTAGTTACTGTAATAGATGTTACTGCAGGACAAACTTTAGAACTATCAGCAATATCCCCAACTTCTGGTGTTAATATTATTGCAGATGGCACTTCAATTTTAGTAGAGGAATTATAATGCCAATAAAATTTAGAGCCTTTAAAGACGCAGATGGCGAAATAACAATTGTTGAAGATGGTACATCATCTTTTGGTAATGTGTCAGGTGACGTAGAATTATTTGAAGTACCGGGACTGGAGATGGAAACATCTAATGATGGAACTCTTCCTGAGACCACCCCAGCACCACATACGCATGTGGAAGTTGATATCACTGATCTAGATAAATACACTCAGGCAGAAGTAGATGCAATTGAAGCAGCGCTTCAGGTCCAATTAACTGCTAGCGCAGCTGATATATCAGCGATCCAAGCAGCTAATGCAGCCCAGGACACTAGTATTGCTAGTAATACAACAGATATATCTACTATACAATCTGAACAAACAGCCCAAGATACAGCTATTGCTGTCAATACAACAAAAATTAGCGCAGATGGTGGTATAGATACGCACTCTGATGTAGATACTACTACTACTGCACCTAGTATTGATGACACACTTGTTTGGGATGGGTCTAACTGGATCCCTGGCCAGACAGCACCTGGAATAGTGAGTGACCTCGATCCTCAAACAAATTTATCGGCAACTGCTACATTAGATCAAATAGTACTAAATACTACTACAGGTGAATTAGAAAAGTTTGATGGGACTAATTTTTTACAGTTAACAAATGACTCAACACAAACAGAAGATGTCGCTGCGGGATCGGTACTAGGATTACAGCAACAATTATTAGCAGACGCGGGACAACCAGGGCTTACGGTACTTGCTGTCGGTCAAACTAATACTGGTAGAGTTCAAGGAACTTCTTTAGGAGATGGTAATGTTGTAGAAGTATATGCCTCTGGAGCAGACTTTAATTCTGGTACTGTTTTATACAGAGAATTTATGTCATTAGGAGAGCCTATTGTATTTTCAGGTATCACTAATGGAGCTATTATAACTTCCACTCAAGGCTTTTATGGTATGAGTGAGAATGTATCTGGAGGAAGTGAATCCCCAATGCCATTATTAAGTTACGGCCTTTCATTTAAAGAAACATTCCTTTTTGCATTTAGAAATTCTAACTCAAATGAGGGTAGAGTTTGGGTAGTTAATGGACCATTAAGTAATGTAATTAAATTTACAGATGGTTCAGGAACTACAATATTAGCACAAGAAGATATTGAACTATCTCCCTGGGAGTTTGTACAGCTACAAACAGATGGAGTACAAGAATATATATTATCTGGAAAAAACCAAATGATGGCATGTATAGGCGCTAATATGGATGCCCCTGGTTTCTATGATTTTAGATTAGTAATGCCACTAACAAATGATGGTATTACATGGCCTAGAAGCGGTGACATGTCTGCTCCTTTTGCTGGAACAGATGTTGATTACTTTGTAAGAGATAATGCCGAAGGTACATTTACAGTTAACCCAGGATCACCTATTGCAATAGACACAGTTACGGGTGCAACGGATGCTGATTATGAACCAAACGGCGCAACTAGATTTTTAGCGACAGGATTAGTTAGTGCATATTCTGGAGCAGATAGTGCAGGGTTAGAAGCAACTCCCTTAATGCCAGTTAAAGCGATGGCACAAGTTATAGCACAACCTCAGTCTATTGATGATTCAGGAGATGGGGGCCAATCTGGTATTGCTATAGCAAGCCCATATCAAGGTACAGCCCAAATATTTGAGTGGAATGATGTAACAAGTTCTTTAGATCTAGCTTATACAGTGCCTTTAACTAGAAATGGAGTTACTATAACTTCTAAAGAAGACCAAAAACATCCAGCAGCAGGTGGAGTAGCTAACGAAGCAACTACTTACCCAGTACAACTTGTGGGAGATTTAAGCCCAGGAGTTATCATTGCTGATGTACCAATAACCGTTATTGTACAATCAAATGTATCCAACCAGACTACAATTAGAAGTCAAAACGGAACTACGGCCCTGACAATAATAAATGAAGATGATGAAACACTAATGTTAGGAATAACCCCAGATGCTATTGCGGTAGAAATTAGAGAAGGCTCTGATGGCATCTTATATAAACGAGTAATAGGAGCAGGTGGAATAGACACTTGGGAGGTAGCATAATGCAGTTAGATATAAATTTACCAGTAGAGCAAGTAGCTCTTCTAGCAGAAAAGTTAGGATATAAAGCTAGAATAGAGGATATAACACAACCTCTTGAAGGTGATTCACATCCTTTAATAGATAACCCAGTAACCTTAGAACAATTTACTTCAGTAGCAATAACTAAAGTTTTACTTGATAAGGTACAAAATTCATTAAGAGAACAAATACAAATAGTAATGACAAATATTCTAAACCAAGCAACGGAAAAAGTGGCAAAAGGTGATTATGATAATGACTTAATGACGCTACCTACTCAAGTGGTTTTAGGTAAGATAATCTCGGAGCTTACCACTTAATGTCAAGCAAGAAATATTACTGCGGCCCTTATTGGATACCTTCAAAGGTAAGAAGAATTGTTTCTAGTAAGTTTAATGCTAGCTGCAAAATACACGACATGGATTATGAGAGTATGAAGTATGGACAAAAACAAGCGGATAAAAGATTTAGAGCACATGCTCTTAGACAGGCAGGAAACCACATTGGGTGGCGAATAGTTGCAAGACTATTCTACATTATGGTAAGAGTAGGTGGAAAACTATCATATGGTAAAAAGGATTCATAATGGCAAAGTTTAGATTTAACCCAATTACAGGTGGACTTGATAGAGTTGAAGATATATCGGAAATAGAAAATGTTTCTTCAACTGCAATACAACCAACGGATAATATTAGCAACTTAACAAATGATGTCAATTATCAAACAGAAACTCAGGTCGATGTTAAAATAGCTGACTTAGTTAATGCGGCCCCAACCACATTAGATACGCTAAATGAGCTAGCTGCAGCCCTTAATGATGACCCAAACTTTGCTGCTACAGTGTCGGCCGAGTTAGGACAGAAAGTAACTAAGGTTGTAGCGGTAGACAACTCTGTAATTAGAGCTGATGGCACATCAGGAGATATTCAAGGATCAGATGTATATATATCAAACGCAGGTAGGCTGGGAATTGGGACAGAAACACCTGAAAGAGAACTGCACATTGATAATGGAATTATAAGGTTAGATAGAACCTCAAACTCTACAACTGTAATGCTAGTCCGAAAAGATACTTCAGGGAACGTATTGAAGTCCTTTAGGTTTGGTATGCAGGCTTCTGCGACTAATGATGGCAGTTTTGATATTTCAGATGCGGGCACGGCTGTTTCTGGTGGATCGAGCGTTAGGTTTAGAATTGAAAATGACGGAACTATTTTTATTAACAACAGGCGTATAGTCAATGTTGCAGATCCAGTTGACCCTCAGGATGTTGTAAACTTAAGAACATTAGAAAACTTACTTTTAACTGGTGTATCATCTAACAATATATCCTATGATGACTCTGGGAATGAGTCTGCCCTAGGAACAAACGTACAACTAGCTTTAGACGTCTTAGAGACAAGAGAAGCATTTAACAGGCAGGATACTGATACTAATACAACTAATATATCTACATTAAACACGGAGCAGACTACACAAGACACTGCTATAGCCCTAAACACAGCAAAGGTGAGCTTCCCAGAAGCCCCTATAGATGGATCACAATATATTAGAAAGGACGGGGACTGGGAAGTGGCAACTTCCCCTGGGGCGCCAGTTGACTCTGTAAATGGAAAAATAGGAACAGTAATATTGAATTCAACTGATGTTGGACTAGGTAATGTAGACAATACATCGGATTCCAACAAACCAGTATCTACCGCGCAACAGGCAGAAATAGATACTAAAGCGGAATCTGTGCATACACACCTGAAAGCCGACATCACAGATTTGAATGAAGCGGATTACGCCACTGCGGCTCAAGGAGTATTGGCAGGAACCGCTATTCAACCTGGAGACTTAGCCACTGTAGCGACTTCTGGGGACTATAATGATTTAATTAACCAGCCAGCTGCCCCCGGTGCAGCCCCTGTTGACTCCGTTAATTCTAAAATAGGTGTAGTTGTACTGGAAGCAGCAGATATTGCTTACGACGATACAAATAATACAAATGCTATTGGATCCGATATACAAGCCGCATTAGATGAATTAGAGAATAGGTCGGAGAGCCTCTCAAGTGATATAGTTACAGTGCAGGGAGAACAATCTATACAGGCCACTAATATATCTAATAATCAGTCTGATATAACTTTATTACAAACCCAAATAACTTTAAAGGCAGATAAAACAGCGCGTAAAGTATTTAAGAACTTAACATCTGATCAAACAGTAACCACTACTAGTATAGCGCAATTAGCTGTTACGGGTCTTGTGATAGGAAAGTCATATAGAGCAAACCTACAGGGATTGTTACAGGGTACTGGATTTGGTGTGGCCCTTTTTATTAGACATGATGGTGTACAGCTAACTAGAATGGGGGATCTACCCCCTTCTGGGCAGTCCTTGTTTACTAATGGTTCATCAGTTGTGGAGTTTGTAGCAACCACCACAACTATTGAAATAGAAGCCATAGTACCCGCAGGAAGCAGTATAGGGGCAGGAACAGGTAGAACTGGAACACATTTTGAGGTAACAGAGCTACCTTACGATATTAACGTAGTCTCTAATTTTTAATACATAAGGCATAGATATGAGTACAGATATAGACAAAAACTTGCAAGAAATAGGCCAAGATGTTAAGATAATAGCTGATAAAGTGCATAACATTGCTGTAGATACAGCCGTAAATACAGCGTCTTTAAAAGAGCATATGAGAAGAACAGAAGCGTCTGAAAAGCGCCTAGAGAAACTAGAGGATGCACGCCTTAAAGATAAGGCACAATCAGCCACTATTATTACAATAGTAATATCGCTAGCAGAAATTATAAGGAGATTTTTATAATGGCATTTTTTACCTTAGGTGAAGACGACGATCTTCAACTAGAAGTACCAACTATAAAAGAGAAGAATTGGGGACAACGTGTCTTGGAAAACTTACTCACACGTATTGTAGAGCACGATCATACAGGTTCTGGTAAGGGGCGCCCTATAGGCGCTAACTCTTTAGCAAATGATGGTATTGATGGAACAAAACTACTACTAAACAACAATGAATCTCTAAGAGCCAAATCTACACTAGTTGGAACTATTCTAAATCTACTAAAATTAAACACTAATAATAACATTGAGGTAGAACAACCTATTGAAAAAATAAACCTTCTACCCATTAGCTCAGACCCTACTTCCCCTATCGCAGGAGATTTGCAGCTTTCTGATGGAACACATAGGGCTGCCGGCTTATATTCTTATGATGGCACACAATGGGTCTCATCTCCAAATACAGTATCAGCTATAAATACTAGTGATTCGGTTTCTATTCAAATACAAACTATATCTGGAGGGCAGGGGACGGAAGCAATTGTTTCAGGCACTAATGTTGAAATCAAATCGGTCTCTAAATCTACCACAAAACTGAATAGTGATGTATACTCGGATATAAACTTACTCCCTGGCCAGGTGAATACCACTAGCACTATCCCTTACTTCAGTGGCCTTACTATAGGCAATAAATACCGAATAGATGGAAAACTAGTAGCCAGTATTATAACGGCGTCATCTAATCTAGAAGTAAGAATCTTGAATGGAACAAATACACTTGATTTTACATTTAATTCCGCAGAACAAGGTAATCATTATATTCCAATAAGCTTCCCTGAGTTTACGTATTCTGGTACAGATAGTATAGATATGTTAATAACAATTTCAGGGTCTGTACTAGTCAACTCAAATACATATATGACTATAACTGAAATAGATAATGAGGAGGAAGGTAACTTCTAATGGAAAACAATAAATTGAACTTTGATTTTGACTCAACACTAGACTTTGGGGACAATACGGACCCTTCCCAAGTGCTTGCAGGAACTTTAGGAAAAGCTACACAGCAGGCCCCTCAAAATGCAACAGGTGCTGGTGGAGCTGCTTCGGGAGCGCTTACAGGCTTTGCTACGGGAGGTCCTTGGGGTGCAGTTGCAGGTGGAGTAATTGGCGGTGTGACAGGCATTCTTCAGCAGAAAAAGAATGAGCGAATAGCTGAAGCAAATACAGAAATCGGTAGGCTAAAAGGTGTGGCACAAGCACAGAATAGCTCACAACAATCAAGGGAAAGAATAACTTCTAACCTAGCAAATTCACTAGCAAATACTTTACTGAGGTAATAAATGTCATATAATGATGTAGAAGAACTATTAGAAGCAGTCCGAGTTGAGACTGAAAACTTAGACACGTCTGAGTATATAGGAATAACAGACAAAGAAATTGTCCGGTTTTTAAATATAGCCCAAAGACAATTGCAGTCAAAAATAGTAAAAAAGAGCCCAAACGAGTTTGGCAAGTTCTATTTCCCACAAGAAATAACGGAAGAGGGGGCTGTGCAGGTGTACAATATGCCCATAGACTCTTTCATGAGATCTAAGGTATCTAGTTTATGGCTAGATGGGTGCCTACAAAAAATGGTATACTCCCATAACATAAACTCATACGACACAAGCACAAGCTGTGGTGACTGCCATATGAACTACTGCCAGTGTGGAGGAAACGCCACTGAATGCGGATATACTGTTATTGGAAATAAAATACATTTAACTAGAGATACAAAATCATATAGAGGTTGCAAAGTCCCTGATTCTGTGAGAATATTATACTGTCAGGCATTGCCTAATATAGAACAAGCAGCAATTAAGTTCACCGCCTCTAGTGGGGTAAATATTACAAGTGGAATTCTTAATGTAGATGCAACATTCTGTTATGATGCTAATGCCATTAGTAATAAGTACAAGTGGACCCTGGTAGACTGTGATGGCAACCAAGTTGCCCGTAATGTTAGAATCAGCGATTTTGACACTCAGGCCCTGACTGTTACACTGTCAGATTCAAACACAACTGAATACTTAGACACAAGTAGTTATGGCACTCTTGCTTCTGGCGAGCTGCCAAATATAGATCTTTACTTGGTTAGAGGGTTCAATTCCTCTACGCACTGTCAGCTAGAGCCACTAGCTATGGACTATATCACTAGATACGCCATAATTAAATTATTACAGAGAGATGGTTCATCTGAGTACCAAGTACACAGTAGAGATCTAGTAGCTATGTTAGCCGAAATAGAAGAGGCATACTCGTACGTCACAGATGATATAATGTCTATAGCACAATTTCCAGAGGACTAACAATGGGTTTCAACTTAGCCAAGCACTTTAGAAACTTCTCAGGGTTAGATTTAACTAATACTGAGTTAAATAAAAATGATGTAACTGCCCTTGAGATAGAAAACATACGTTTTGGAGACGATCTCTCTATGACTAAAAGAAAGGGTTACAAACGTGATACGGTGTCTAATGCTGGTGGAGGTCTAGTAACCTTTGTTAATAGGTCTATTGCGGGTCAATCTAGGCTGCAGGAAAGAATAAGCATCACAGATAGGTTGCATAAAATATCAGAAGGACAGATAGAAGTAACATACTCTGGGGCAGATATAGCGACTATTAGTATCGAAATAGTTAATGGACAGTATAACTTAAATACATTCCTAAATGGAGTAGAACAGTCACAGATTCCTCTTGGTTTAATGGCTAATACCACCTCTTCTATACTAGTTAGTGACATTGTCACTACAATTAACACATCTTTGACTGATTTCACTGCAACTTTTACTGGAGTAGATTCGTTTGCAAACTCAATTGAAGCAGCAAATCAGACTAATTTTCAGTCGGGCGTATTAAGTTTAACTTATTACTATTCTGAAGAGATACCTTTTGAGGGTATTACACCCCCTTTTGCTGATCACTGGGCAAGACAGGACGAAGATGATTGGGAGTTAACGGATTATATTCAAGCTAGATCTTCTATATATTTTACCGATGAAGACTCTGGTCTCTGGCAATATGATGGGGTTTCCCTATTTAAAGTTGCCAAGGATATTAAACCCGACTTACCTACCCTTGATAGTTCCACGGGAACTGAGATTTATCAATACCGCATTGTATATAAGTTTGAAG